AGGAGTGCTGGTCAGCCCCCTGATCTGGTCAAGATGCAGTCGAAAAGGAAGTTCATTAAGACTGTATCGCAGGAGTCCGCGCCTCTCTCGAGAACGCAGGAGTCCATAATCGATGCGGCCATCGAGACGTTGGACGCAGAGATTGACGAGTCGATCTTCACGGGCCTAGATACCAAGGCCCGAGTGACGATCTCTAAGTCCGCCTGCTGGGAGTACACACAGCAGGAGGGCGGAACCGTACAGGCGATATCAGATATCGTCTTTATGGGCTCGCAGGGAATGCGGGTCCCCAAAAGGGACCTGTTCACTGGGAAGGTTGAGGAAAGGATTGCCCTTACCGAAACCAACTCAGGGACCTTCATTTTCTGGGCATGCCTAGATGAGGTCCTCAAGTGCGATCCTGAACAATTACGTCAGGTCGCACTTGTCATGATCGCAGAGCCAGGAAAGGCTCGAACGGTCACGAAAGGAGTCGCAGCACTAAAGGTAGTGCTCGACTGCGTTTCAAAGATTTGTTCTTGGCCCTTAACCAAGATCGAATCTTCCAAGAGCGGTATGACACGATCACACCACGCTTGGACAGCCTTCAAATCGTCCTTCACAGACGAAGGGAAGGAATACGTCTTCGACCCCTCACAGGAGGTGTGGAGGACGGGCGCAGATGGAAAGAAGTATGTAACCACTATCTATCGCGACCTGTTCGTGTCATCGACAGATTATTCGAATGCCACGGACAACCTCGATCATACGATTGCTCGTAAGATCGCGGGATACTGGATGAATAAGTGCGGGATACCGCCTATCCTCCAGATGATCGTCAACGGGGTATGCTACCAGCCCCGAGCGGTCGTTTTCGAAGCACGAGGCCCAATGGCGGGCCTCGGCCGAGAATGGACAAAGGATTCACCATTTCTGAATCCTGAGTACGTTATGCTTAAGCGAGGTGTTCTCATGGGAGATCCCCTAACTAAGCCGGTCCTGCATCTAGTTAATATACTAGTGCGGATCGTGGGCGGTCATTACACCGACCAGGCGTTCTTGGAGAAACTATTTCCGCAAGAGCACCCAATCGTCTCAAAGATCATTAGCGAGGTCATTGAGACGAAGAAGGACTTCCTGCAAAGGATCACAGGAGAACCTTCGCCGGAGGGCTCACCGATTAGCACGGGAGCTAACTCCGACCGCCCCTCCGTAGTCGACGACGTCTTCCACGGATTGGCGAGCTCGAGCATCTCATCAATCAGAAGAGAAGTTCAGGCCAGAGTGCAACAGATAGAGCGTGAGCCCCTACCCGTTGTACCCACAAACCCTTTAGGGATTAAGGTAACCCTAGAAGGTATGCTGAGAGAGGCTGGCCGCACGCCAGACTACAATCAGATTCTACGACAGCATGGGTACGCCCAGGTTGTCGAGGCGCAAAGGCGACAGGCAGAACTGCGCCGAATTGCGGCCGCGGGACACGCAGCGATGATCGCTCGTGACAACGCAGAGAAAGCTCACCTACGAAAGGTTTGCAACCCCGGCTCGGAGGCCCTAACCTTTAGGACACTCCGGGTCACCGGTAGGCGCCCGGACGGACCGGGCCCAGCTACCAGCACGGTTCCACCCTTCCCTGGAAGGATGCCAACCGAAAGCGCAGCACAGCGTGAAGAAACACCGCAGTGCACCATAAGTCTCTCTAACATTCTCCGAAGGTTGAGCGACTTCTCCCTGCGCGACTATGAACATAGTCGGTAGGGATGTCGTCGGACACGCACCTTAAACAAGTGCGGCCGACACGCATACGCAGCGAGACACGTCGACAGATGGGTTTCCTGT